GTATCAATTCGTTCTTGGTGGGAGGCAAAATCAACACCGCGCTCCCTGAACGTATCGAGCGCCTGCACCAGATGTGACAGGCTGCGGGCGAATCGGTCGAACCGCCAAACCAGCACGCAGTCCACGACTCCCGGCCAAGCAAACTCCATAAGTGAACGAAGACGCGGGCGGTCCTTCTTCGAGCCCGATATGGCATTGTCAACAAATTCATCGACAACCGTCCATCCACGAGACGCGCAGTATTTCCGCAGATCGAGCAGCTGGTTATCGGATGTTTGGTCAGCCGTGGAAACTCGGGCATAAATGGCAACTCGCTTTTGTTTTTCCATTAAGCCCTCGTACTCCCGAACCATTGTGGTGACGTCACCGAATTGGTCGTGATGCTAAAAAGATCCCCGTCTCTCCGGGGCGTCAAGCCTCGGTATCTACTCTCCGCACTATGCCTTGCGGCTGTAATGCGTACCCTCAACACAGTCTGTGCGATCGCCACGAACCGCGGTAGCCAGCATGCTCAGCCACAACTCGTGGGACATTAGTCTCCCGGCTTTCTCATGACTCATCATCTCTTTACGCACTTAGGGTGCCATTACACTAGCCCACTTTGTAGGCACAGTCTCTATAGAAAGGGAATGACCCTCTCGCAATGGGGAGACAAGAACGGCATCCTTCGCTGGGCTGCCGGATTTCAAAGCCCCTATTGAACTGCGGGGACCATGTGGTCATCACCGGCCGCTGGACCCGTGGGTGCGCAGCGCCGGTTTCACCCGGCGCAGAGGCCCGCAAAGGACGGTGACATTATGCCACCATTGACGGAGAATGTCCAGCCGAATAGTTGCCAAATTTGCGCTTTGCGGGCATAATGGTTTGCACTCGGGAAGTACCCTGGAGGGGGGAAGTCGCCTGCGAGAGACAACCAAAGACACGGTCGCATCCGTAATCCGGCATTTACGGGCCGGGATGGCGCCCAAGGAGGTCGCTGCCATGATGAACGTCACATGGCAATGCGTCCAGAAAATTATCATTCGGCACCAGCTGGTGCGCATGACGTACATAGAAACGTATTCCCTCCGTCACCCTCAGCGCGCCGGCCCACCGCAGAAGATCGTCAGACCGCTAAAGCAAGCCAATCAATTGTAGGGAATCATTAATAGCGCGTTTGTGTCATATCGTCTATCCTCAAAGACGAAATGCACCCTTCCCGCTCCCGCAAGGAACACCGCAAATTTCCATTTTTAAAAGCGTACGCCCTCCTCGGCTCCATCCGATCCGCCGCTAAACGCACCCGCATTTCAAGAGACGCCGTGCATGATTGGCTCCGCAAGGATGCGTCATTCTGCCGCGCCTTCGCGCACGCAAAAAAACAATTTGAAAATCAGGAATTCTCAGGGCTCGAAAGCGCCTTGGTCTTCTTTACGCACATCGTGCGCCCCATCATTCCCAAAGACTGCTGGCCGCGCATCGCCAGCGAGCTCGCCATCGGCATGTCCAATCTCAAGAACGATTTAAAAGGCGGGCGTCGTTATGCCGTCCCCCTTACGGGAGAAGTAGCGGAGGTTTCGTTATCGCGCGACGGGTCGAAGGGCGTGACTGTCCAAGACCGCGATACCGAAAACTCCGCTCACGATTTGTGAGCCACGGCCTGTCGCCGAAGATCCGCAGGTTCGTGGCTGAATATTTAAAAGACCAAAACGGCACGCAGGCGGCGATTCGCGCGGGTTATTCAAAGAAAACCGCCAATGAGCAGGCCGCGCAGCTCTTAGCGAAACTTAGTGTGCGCGAGGCCGTGGATGCTGAGCTCGCCAAGATCCAAGAGAAGGCCGGCCTTACGCAGGAACGGGTGTTGAACGCTCTTTTGAAAGTCGCCGAGATTGACCCGCGGATGCTCTTTGATAAAGACGGCACGCTGCTGGGCATTCACAACATCCCCGCCGACGTCGCCGCCACCATCGCCTCCATCGAGTCTGACGATAAAGACGGGTCCATCAAGAAGGTCAAATTTTGGGATAAGGTCCGGGCGCTGGAGCTCTTGGGTAAGCACCTCAAGATGTTTACGGAGCGCAACGAGATCGCCGACGGCAATGGAGCGCCCGTCGTCATACAATTTATGCCGGCCAATTATGAACGAGCCAAAAATAGTCCAAGTTCAGACGACAAGGGTCTATGACCGAAACGTCCGATCAAAGGCTCAGTACATCGTCAACGTCGGCGGAGCCGGCTCGAGCAAGAGCCACTCGCTCGCCCAGATTTGCGTCCAGAAGCTCTTTACACTACCGAATCGAAAGATTGCTATCTGCCGCAAAACGTTTCCCGCGCTCCGTCTCACGGCGTATAAACTCGTGGTTGGCCTCCTGTCCGACTATGGCGTGTATGGCCGTGTTCGTCATGACCGGGCCAACCACGTTATCACCAATCCCGCCAACGGCGCCTTCATCGCCTTTCTCTCTATCGACGACCCTGAAAAAATTAAGTCCACTGAGTGGAACGACATCTGGCTGGAAGAAGCCAGCGAATTTACCTGGGAGGATTGGATCGTCATTCAAACCCGCCTCCGCTCGGCTGCTCCCCCGGACCATCCCAATCGGATCTATTTCAGCCTTAACCCGTCCGACGAGCAAAGCTGGATCAACCAGCGTCTCATGCTCACAAAAACGTTTGCCGAGAAGCTTGAAATCATCCACTCCAATTATCAGGACAACCCGTTCCTGGGCGCGGATTACATCGCTATTCTGGAGGATCTCAAGGACCAAGACCCAAACGCCTATCAGGTTTATGCCAAGGGTGAGTGGGGCGCGCTCACCAACATTATTTACCGGCCCTATGAATTGGTTCAGGAATTCGCCGCCACCGACGAGAACTCCGACGTTATCTATGGTCTCGACTTCGGATATAACAACCCATCCGCTCTCCTTGAAATCGGCATCAAAGATAAACAGGAATGCAACCTCCGCGAGCTGCTTTACGAAACCCATCTCACCAACAGCCAGCTCATTGAAAAGGTCAAAGAGGTCATCCCCGAGGAGCTCAGGCACCGCCCGATATACGCCGACTGCGCAGAGCCTGACCGCATCGAAGAATTTTCCAACGCGGGGTTCAACATCTATCCAGCTGATAAAGAGGTCAACATCGGGATCGACTTCTGTAAGCGCATCAAGTTCTACACCATCCCGGCGAACGTCAACCTTAACAAAGAGCGCTCCGTCTATAAATGGCGGCAGGATAAAAACGGCATCGTGCTCGAAGAACCCGTTAAATTCATGGATCATTTAATGGACGCCAAACGCTACGCCGTCTATACCCACCACAAGGAACACCCGGCGTGGGATTGGGTAGGCAAACCAAAATGAACCAGCGCATCCCTCAGACCGCCAAGGTGCGCCGGCTGCAGCGCGAGCTGGGCGCGTTAAACCGGGAGGCCGTGGGCCTGCGTAACCAGGTCAATACGATGGAATCCAAGATGTCGAACTCCTTCGACGCGCTGGTGCAAAGCTTCGGCGCCACCGCCGAGATCAATAATTTCGACTCGATCATTTACAACACGGGCTATAACGTTGTCACCATCCAGTACATGGCGCTGGCCTATCTCTATAAGAGCGAGGGGATTGTGCAGGCCGCCATCGACATGCCGGTGCAGGACGGGTTCCGCGGTGGGCTGGAGCTCCTCTCCCACACGAGCATGATGGATAAAGACGACCTCAAAATACTGGCCGACGACCTCGATAAAACCTCGTTTTTCAAAACCTTTAAGACGGCGATGAATTGGGCCCGGCTCTTCGGAGGCGGCGCCATCATCATCCAGAACGGCGAGAACCCCCAGAAACCCCTGTCGCTGCAAGGCGCGCGGAACCGTCCCGTGGAATTCATTCCTTGCCACCGCTGGGAACTCACGAGCCCGTTGCGCTTCCCGCCCGACGGCTTTTACACGTTCTATGGGCAGAAGGTCCACGCCTCGCGCGTGAAGACCCTCTCCGGCAAAGAGGCGCCGTACCCCATCAATATGATCCTGCAGGGCTGGGGCATGTCTGAGGTGGAGCACATCGTGCAGCCCTTGAACATTTTCCTGCGCACCCAAAACGTCGTCTATGACATTTTGAAAGAGGCCAAGGTCGACATTTATCGGTTCAAAGGATTCGCCGCCCAGCTGTCGTCCCAGAAGGGCACCCAGCAGATGCTGCAGCGCCTCAATACCTCGAACCGGGCCAAGTCGACCAACAACGCCCTGGTGATGGACGTGGAGGACGAATACGAGCAGAAGCAACTCAGCTGGTCGGGCCTGGCCGAAATCTGGAAAGAGAACCGGATTGGGCTCTCCTGCAACCTGCGGATCCCGATGACCAAGCTCTTCGGCATCTCGGCGGCCGGCCTGAGCTCGGGCGAGGACGATATCGAGAATTACAACGGCATGGTGGAGTCGCAGGTTCGCGAAGAGGCTAAGCCCCTGCTGTACGAGCTCCTGCAGCTCAAATGCCTCTCGCTCTTTGGCGACACGTTCGACCTGATGTTTAAGTTTTACCCCATGCGCACCATGACGGCCGTCGAGGAGGAAACCGTTAAAACCTCCAAGCACGCCCGCTGGAAGGACGACGCCAACAGCGGTTATTTGAACCCGCAGGAATACATGGACATGCAGCAGAAGGACGGCCTGATCCCCATCGAGTCTGAGGTATCGCAGGGCGCAGAGCCTGAGCCCATGTTTGAGGAAAATGGCAGCGACGAAACCACCGACGATAAAGAACCCAAAGAGGAGGCCGCATGAAGGGCACGATTACGATCGCGTTTGACCACAACAACGAGCAGACCCAGGTGATGGTCAGCGCGGATATGAGCAGCCAGCAACGCAAGAATTTCTCGATCGCCATTTTGCTCGAGGCCATCAAGGTCATCATGGCCTATGAGCACAGCCCAATCATTAAAGCAGCCTCGCTCCCCAACGGGAACGGAAACGGAATTCACAAACTGACCTAATGAAAACGCTCGCTCCATTACGGCTTAAGCCCAGCTACTGGCGGGATATCGAGGCGCAAATCATCGATACCCTGCGGGACCTGCTCTTTAAACCCCTCGTCCATACGATCAAATCGATTGAACAAGGGTCTAAGATCAATGCCTTGATCTTAAACGCCAAGGAAGACCCGCTGATCACGGCGCTCCGCTCGGGGCGCGTCCAATACACGCTCGGGGTGTTTACCGGGCAATTCTCCGCGGGGATTACGAGCTCCCTGCGCCGGCTGGGCGCCACCTTTGACGAGCGCAGCCGATCGTTCCGCATTGACCCCAATATGGTCCCGAATTGGATGAAGGCCGAGGCGGCCGCCTACCAGCTGAAGGCCCGCGAGATCCACGACGTGCTCAATCGCCGCTTAAACGAGATCCAGCGCACCATCCAGCACGACATCAACGTGCGGCCGATGGATGCCGATAAAACCGTGGACGCCTTCGAGGACGGCTTTAAATCGGTGGCCGAGAAGATCGAGGTCTCGCCCGAGCTCAATGCCGCCTCCCGCCGCACAATGGCCGAGGAATACTCCGAGAACATGAAACTCTATATCCAGAAATTCGCCGATAAAGAGGTCATGTCGCTGCGAGATGCCGTCGAAGAAAACGCGAAGGAGGGTTACCGCTTTGACAAGCTCATCCCATCGATCAAGAAGCGCTACGGCGTCACCGTCCGCAAAGCCAAGTTCCTGGCGCGCAACGAGACGTCGATCTTTATGTCGAAGTACCACGAGCAGCGTTACGCCGAAGCCGGCGTCACGGAATACATCTGGTCAACGTCGCATGACATACGCGTACGTCCGGCACCTGGCACTCACGGATCCGATAACCACCGCGTGCTCGATGGACGAGTCTTTTCGTTTGCCAATCCGCCGGTGGTAGACCCAGCGACGAGTCGCAAGGCAAACCCCGGACAGGACTATAACTGCCGGTGCGTGGCGATCCCAATCCTCGCTGACAAATCCTCGGCGCGGCAGGAATACCGCCGGGAATTGCAGGAGGCGCGATGAAGGGGTCTTACGTCCAAACGATTAAGCGCCGGGCCATGAAAGAGGGCGGCGTGACGTTCACGGAGCGTATGCGCGAGGCCGTGCGCATTCGCAAACCCGTGGCAGACGTGGTATTCAAGGTGGAGGGCAAGAAGGTCTTAGCAGTCGCCAAGCCGTAAACATTTTATCCGGTGCGGGGTTGCTCCCGCTTTAAGCGTCTAACGCTACGGCAAACACCCGATAACTAGGCGGGATCGACGTCATCGAAAGATGGCAGCGGTCCCGCCTTTTTTATCGGGCATTTCAAGGGAGGGTGTATGAGCTTCGCTGAATGTCTGAGACAGGTCGTGTTTGGGTTTTCGTTCGGGGTTGGATTCTCTCTGGCGCATTGGCTGCTATCGAAGATCCTGAAATAGGCGGATC